CTCCGCAGGTCCTTATTTTTCATGTTGAGTTTCTCCTTTCCTTCTCCCCGGCGGACTGTTCCGCCACCGGAAGGCGGCGCAGCGATGATACCGCTTATCCCACCACCAGCCTCCCGGGCGCTTGCACGCCCACATGGCGGCATCGTGCCAGTAGCAATTAGCACAGGTGTGCCGGTACTCCTCGATACGGACGCAGTCTCCCATGCTTATCCCCCATTTGTGTCCAACTTGGACACACCCAGCTTGCCCAGGCCGGCGCCGACCTGACGCCACACTTGGATGGGCACCACCTCGTCCCCGCTGTAGAGGCGGCGGAACAGATCCGGTGTAATCCCTTTGCCGCAAGCCTCGGCCAGCGGCTCAAAGCAGCCCAGCCCTGCGCTCTTGCGGTAGGCATAGAGGCGGTCAAGGATCTCCCGCTTCTCCGCTGCATTCCGGCCGTGGGGCTCCTTGGGTGGCCTGGATTCCGGCTCCAGGAGCTCTACCGGGGAGTCACGCGGCAGAGGCAGCTCGACCACCTCATAGGGCAGAGACTCGTCCAGCAGGAGCACACCATCATAGATGGACGACTCAATCTCAGCCTTTAGTTTGGTCCTCGCTTCCGCCGATATCTCCGGCACCCGTACCAGCATCACCGGCACCAATTCGCTGTTTTTCATCTTATCACTCCTTCAAATTTTTGCGCTAATATTAGCATCTTCCTATTGACATTACGCTAATATTAGCGTATAATAAAATCATCAAGAGGGGACAACCCCAGGAGGTAACTAACATGAAAAAGTATAATCTCTCTGAGATCATGAAAGCCGCTTGGAACCTGCGCAAGATGTCCCTCAAGTGGGTCACCTCTCTCAGCTTCGGCGAGTGCCTGCGCCGCGCCTGGAAGGCCGCGAAGGAAGCCTCCCGTGTCTTCTCCGGCCTCGTGCGCAATGTCCAGGTCGGCGGAACCCTGGCGCACCCCGTCCTGGTGGACATCGACATGGACACCCTGACCGTCACCGGCAATACCTACACCGTGCGTAGCATGATGCGCGAGTTCGGTCTGGTTTGGGATCGTGACAACAAGGCTTGGACTGGCAGCCGTGAAACTCTCAATTCCATCTGCGTCAAGTACGCTTAATTACGCTTGGTAAGGAGACAACTATGGAAAAGTATTACATCATTGCAGACTTAAAGCGTAACCCAGCCGCCGGGGAGGATGTCCCTCCCGTTCCGGGCGCCCAGGTATATGTGGGGAGAATGAAGGCCATCATCGAGGCTGAGAACTGGGAAACAGCCATGAAGCAAGGCCAGGAGCTGATCATGGGCTGCCTGAAAAAACACATCGTCCCGTATCAGTGGGTCTGGATGCCCGTCAAGGACGCCGAGAAGATGGGTGACACCTCCATATATGATAGGTATCCCACCGCAACCAGGCTGACCTATGAGCGGGTCAAAGCCGGTCTGACGCAGAAGCAGTTGGCTGAGCGCTCCAGTGTCAATATCCGCCAAATCCAGCGTGTCGAGCTTGGAGAGTCCGAAGCCTCTAACCTGACCGCAAAAAACTTGCTTGCCCTTGCCGATGCGCTGGAAGTAGACCCCAAGAGCCTTATCTGATTCCGCTATTGCATGGCCGCCCCTCCGGGGGCGGTTTTTTTGCCCTCTCCAGCTCGTGCGCTTGTGGTGCCACCGTCCGCCTCATGCGGCGAGGAGCGGCGTATGTGCGCCGTCCCGCTTAGATTGTCACACCAGTACTACTGCCGGCAGTTTTCAGCGGGATAGCGCGTTTTTGACTCTCAAAGGCTGCCATTCCACCCGGAGTCAGCCAGTTATGGCTACTGGCAGGCCGCTGGTGATTTCACTGGCAAGATACGCGACCCCGATTCGCCAGTATAGTGTCTTTCCACCGTCATTCGCCGCCAGAGGGGTGCGACCCCTAAGCCCCGGATCGTGGGGTGGCTGTTCGACCGGCGGCATATTGCACACAGAGGGGGTGGCGGCAGATGCACCGACGCCACCCCATCCGTGTGAAGGAGGAAGGGGAATGGGAGCGCAGGGGCACACGCTCCCACACTCCCATTCTAAAGTAATATTTCTCTATTTTTCCCCTTTAAAGGGGAATTTTCAAAATTTTATCTAAAGTCTACTCGCCCCGCTAAATAGTCAAGGCTTACTTCAAAAAAGTCTGCAATCGCAACCATAGATTCAAGATCCGGTTCTGCTTCTCCCCGTTCATACCTCCGTATTGCGTCGCTATGTAACCCGCATCGTTGGGACAAGATATACCGTTTTATTTTTTTCCCTTCCCGTAACTTCCGAAGCCTGTCACCACGGAATGAGCTCAATGGCTATCCCTCCTCATGCTGTCCGCCCTCCCCGTCGTGGATGGAGCCCTCCATATCCAAAAACTTCTGGCACATGGCCGCAGCCTGAATGGCCTCGCAGGCTGCGTTGATGGCGTTTTGTTTTAAGCATCTAATATCTTCATTGGCCGGAAGGTCACTTGTGATATTTCCCCAAGCACACTCCAAGAGTAGTTTCATCTTGCTTACCTCTTCTTCGGCCTCTTCTGCTTCTTCTTTTAGCACCGCCCATCCCTCATGCTGGCTGTGGAACTGCGGAAACCGCTCATTGGCGGCAGCCAGCTCAACGTCCACCAGTTGCCTGACGTTGGCTAATACAGCGTTCATTTCGCACCTCCGATAATCTCGTCAAGGGTGACGGATTCGCCGGGGCGGAGGGAGGGGAATAACTCGCTATTGATGTTAACCACGAAACATTCGTTAGATAAAGCACTGACAGACTCATTGGGGCGTATCCGGCGCAGATGAGTCGCGCGGGGAAAGAGGATCTTGACAGCCTTTGCTTCCTCCACCTCCTGCTCCGTCCAGCGGGGCTTGCGGATAATGCGGTCGGGGTGGTTTATGGCATAGCAGAGTGTCTCTATACACGTGTTATAGATTTTCCCTTCTTCATCAATTCTGCAATAAGTGGATTTTCGAACCGGCGTTTCGATTGTAAAAACTTCATCCACCTCAACCCCCAGAACCTCACAAATTCTCGGTTTGTCCACTTTCTTTTCTTCCTGCTCCTGCTTTGACTTGCGGATGATGCGGTCTGGGTGGTTGATAATTACAGCCAAATCATCCTCATTGTAGCAAGGGTTCCAGAGATCTCCCGTCTTATAATATCGCTTCCCGTCTGCTCCAATCTTGAAGGCGCCTCTATTTACCTGATTTGCGCCGAAATCGTATGTAAATTCTTCGCCTACCTCAACACCCAGCACCTGCGCAATTCTTGGTTTATTCACTTGTTGTCCTCCTCCTTGATTTTCAGGTACTTTTCGATGGCTTCGTTTAAATTGGCCTCCCCCTTTGTGTATGGCACCCAGCAAGTGCCGTCCTCTTTCTTGTGTTGGCAATCCTCGTTCTCGTACCAGAAGCAACAGGGGCCTCCGTGAGCACAGTCGCAGCACATACCTTCTATGGCGTTGGTTTCCTTATGTTTTGCCGCCTCCGGCATATCATCCTCCACCACCTCGTACCCCATCAGGCGGGCGGCGTCGTGGGGATTTTCTTTTAGTCGTCCGCATGAGACATTTTTCCAAACCAGCTTACAGCCAGAGCTTCCTGCCCCACACGTGTCACAATGAGTTTCAAATACTTCCCCTGTCTCAGGGTTCCGAAACTTCATGGGCGGCCCTCCTATCCCGTTCCATACAAAACCGAATATATTCCTCGATAAATTTCATGTCATTTTCGGCGCCCTTGATTTTACCCTTCCAGCCGCAGGAGGGGCAGTAGAATGTATCTCCACGCCCTCCGTTCCCGCAGTTTCCGCCGCAGTTAGGGCACTCAGCATCCATAAATATCAGGTTACTCATGGTCGGCCTCCTTCCGCTCCCCAACACTGCAAAAATCGTCCGGCATCATATCACGCTCAAAGTTGTCGCAGTATACGAGGTTGTCTCCCGGTCTGGTGGCGTATATGCACTCCCGGCACCTGACCACAGGCACAGCGTCGATGGTGGGCAGGCTATCAAACATCCGCTGCATGACGGCTCCAGTCACCCCATCACCACCAAAGCACTCTCTGGCTTTATCCGCATCAACTAGTCTCATACTCGTCCTCCTTCTCCTTTTCCTGCTCCCTCCGTAGTGCGGCCTCGGCTTCTTTTGGGGTGTCCCCAAATACACACCCGTTGTCCATATCCTGTAACACATTGATGGCGCTTGCATAATGGGCTTTTGCCGGTTTGGGGAATCGCGCACTGCACATATACACCCATCTCGGAGGCTTGAATGGCAGCACCACGCACCGCCCTTCATCGTCGGCCTGCTTGAGTTCGCGGAGGCGGTCAGGCGTTATGCCAAGGGCTTGCCCAGCCAACTTCAAAATAGTATCCTCACTAAATGTTTGTTTGAAGTCCTCCGGCTCCAAGCCAGTCTCCTCATAGGCTGCGAGGCGGTCAACGTGCGGACCATAATCTTCTCCTCCTTCGGCATCGATAGCTACAAACCATTTTCCACCACCATGCCCATTGTCACACCAGTATGTCAGTCTCTCCATGCTCACCCCTCCTCCGGGCCGCGCCATTTCGGCTTGCAATCAATCCCCGACCCCAGTTTACAATCCAATCGGACATACGGCCTTTTGTGTACCTCAACGGCATTGGCACAAATCTGGCAACCTTCTCCGCTGTACCACATCAGTGCCTCCATGTCGCCGACCGCCGCATCCCTCTCCTGTTTCACCTGCTCCAGCTCCTCGTATACGGCAGTAATCCCCACGTCCCCGCCGTACATATCCCACTGTATGCGCAAGTCGTCTAGCTCGGCCAGCAGCTTCTCATTTTCGGCCTGGAGCGTGGAGATGGCGTCAGCTGCCTCCATGCACAAGTCCATGATTTCCAGTGTCGCCTTATCAGCATATAGGCTGTCGGTGCGCAACCGCTCAATCAGCTTCTCAATGTCCATCAGATTTCCTCCTCCGGCGGCCCATCCCAGGCCGTCCAGTACCTATTATACAACTCCATTGCAAACGGCTTGATGTGCTTGCAGTACAGATATCCATCCCTGCACCCTTCTGCAATCTCCAGGCCGCCCCATTGGAGCTGGGCTATCCCTGTTCCCTCAATGTAGATTGCGGTCTCCTGGGTGATGGATTCCAGCTCTGCGCGGGTATATTGGTGTCTCATGGCGATACCTCCGGCGGGCGGTAGTAGCAATCTGCTGCCCGTCTTTTGCAGTATGTGCAAGGACACTCGGCCCCATTTTGGTACTCCCACTCCCATTTCCCGTCTTCTGCGCACCCCGCGCATATCAGCACCTCCAAATTCGCAATCGCTTGGCA